AGAAACTGTGAAGAATAGGGTACCTACTGAAGAGGGTGATAAACCCTTCCAGGCCTTATCAAAACGTGCTTTTAATTCAATTTCGGAAGGTCGAAGACCTCTCCAAAGTCCGGGTAGGAATCCTACTCCGTCCTGGCATAGCCGGTGACGTGTATTCATCTTTTCCGTAATCTTAAACCAAAGTGGCGTGGGCCCGAAGGCCTCGTAACCAGCACCGCTCGACAGAGGACCAGCTGAGGTGATCGGCAGTAGCCGATCAGGTCTCAACGTAGGCTTTTCACTCCTTTCATCCTTGTAACCTAATCCCTTGCGCGCTATCAGAGATGACACGCAAGAAGTTCGGACCACGTTTGCACGTGTTACGATAGACCAGACTTTCGTCCAGAAGATCGCTACAAAGGCTTTATGCCCAAAGTAGTCGGACTGCTTATACGAAGACAGCCCGGTAATTGTCCCTAACTTAACTACTCCCTTGAAAGGGATGACTCGGTATAACCCGAATATAGTCAAATAGGTTCTTAAAACCATGTGGTTACCCAGCATGATCTCTCTACGATGAGCTTTATTAATAATTCGAGGCAGGCCACGGCGGGTCCTGGACACGCGGCACCCTAAGGTACCTAGGTCGTTGACCTTGTATCCGCCCGCAACCTGTTGCGTAATTATGTACAAGACTTTTAAGTACTTGACCAATCCTTTTGCTCCCTGGCGGTTTGCTAATCGCACCAGATCGCGAACTACATGGTATAGTGTGGTAACCCACATTGAGGAGATATGACCTACCGTCAAATGCATCGCTCGTAAGAGCAACGCACTTAACGCGCGCGGCTGTTTTACCAGCCGCCACCATTCAAACCCTTTACGATTGGCTAGCAAGCCAAAAGCAAAGTTTATGTCAATTCTTCGAATTTTCATAATAGTCTATATAATTTTATTTATACGACTGGTTGAACCTTCGGTTTCCGCCTCTCGGCGGGCCGCAGGTGGTGCGTGTGCACTCGGAGTCAGTCACTCCTTGGGTTTACCCAACCATATATTTCCTCTCCCCTGGACCCCTCCACCGTGCTAAGCATAGTGAAATTTACCAGTTTCAAGGGTATACAAATTGGTTCGCCCTTCGAACGTCTAGTTGCTTTAACCTGACGGTTCTGCCCGCTTTGTAAACAAAACGAGCAAAACCTTAAGGTGAGCGCTTAGAGGAACCCTCCAGAACCAGTCCAGAGAGCTATCCCCTAAGTACGGGATAGACCCGCGGCCGTGAGGCCAACAACCTAGTACTTTACTAGTTGTCACGAACGAAACACTGGAAGGGAATCATTGACCTTTCATATCCATCACGAGTAGTCCGCTGTTAGACAGCTTACAATATCATTTAAGATAATCAGGTTGATTGGCATAATTTCCAATTACACCTGGTGGGCTTATCGCCC